CTGGCGTGACTATTACGGTTTCGTCTGGTCAACGCTGGTTAATCCTGTAAGGAGAAAAACATGGCAGTAGATATTAATGGTGATGGCCTTATAGCGTTAGGTGGTACTTCCACTACCCAAGGCCGCCTACGGCTCGCAGAAGATACGGATAATGGTACTAATTACATTGAGTTGACTGCTAATGCAGCAGTTACGACCAATAGGACAGTTACGTTTCCTGATGAAACAGGGACAGTAATTACGACTGCTACTACCACAGGTCTTAATGCCTCTGCTATTTCTAGCGGAACTTTGGCAGTTGCTCAAGGCGGTACCGGGGCTTCAACGTTAACTGCCAATAATGTAATTATTGGAAACGGAACTTCGGCGGTTACATTTGTAGCCCCCGGCACTGCTGGAAACGTACTTACATCTAACGGTACTGTATGGGCTTCTACTGCCGCACCAACACCATCTTCATCGGTTGGAGCCGTTGGTACATATGCGTTATTAAGAAACGCAAACAACACTACATTAAACGCTGGAGACACTGTAACTGGGGGTCTAGAGTATGCTAACTCTGGCGGTAGTAGTAGTGGGTCAGCCAGTGGAACTTGGCGGTGTATGGGTTATACAGAAGGCGGCGCAGGAAACGCACGGATTACAACACTATTTTTACGAATTTCCTAAAGGAGTAAGAAATGCCCACTTCAACAATACTTTCAGATAACGGCGTAACTTCGGGCACGAACGGTCTGAAGACGGCTGGCGGTGACGACGGCACGTTAATTCTACAAACTACGACTGCTGGGGGTACGGCTACTGCGGCAATAACTATTGATGCAAATCAGCGGTCTAAATTCCCAACAACTATTGGAGTTGGTGATGCTACCCCATCCACATCTGGTTCAGGCATATCTTTCCCTGCAACCCAGTCTGCATCCTCTGACGCAAACACGCTAGATGATTATGAGGAGGGAACTTGGACTGCAAGTGTTGGTGGCAATGCTACTTACAACGATCAAACTTGCTTTTATACCAAAATTGGCAGAGTAGTTTATGTAAACGGAATCCTTTTTATCAATAACATTGGAACAGGCTCCGCAAGCACAGTTTCTGGGTTGCCTTTTACATCTTCAAGCGGAAATACTGGCGGATCAGCGTTCTACTATTCAAGCATATCGTCAAGCGCATTTCACAATCCAATACCAGCACTAACAAGTGGGTCTGCAACAAGTTTTGGGTTTTCTTGGAATACTGCTGGTGCTACAACAACATCGCAGTTTAGAGGCAACTTATTTCAAAACAGTTCACGAATAGAGTTTGGGTTTTTTTATTTTGCGTCTTAATTATCTACACCGGATTAGTGTAGACGGACTTTAACTAAAGGAGCAATAAAATGGCAATAACTAAGCAAACAGTAGTAGACCAAATCACCGTATGCGAAAACGGCATCGTCTTGTACCGTGAGGCAACTAAAGTTGTAGAAGATGGCAACGAGATTGCCAAAACATTTCATCGCACCAGCCTTACGCCGGGACAAGACCTAACAGGCCAGCCAGCCAATGTCGTTGCTATCTGCAACACGGCATGGACACCAGAAGTAATTGTGGCTTATCAAGCACAGATGGCGGCTAACCGCATTGGAGGCTAAATAATGAGCAAAATAGCACTAGAAGGTAACGCAAGCGGTACAGGTACATTTACCATTGCGGGGCCGAATACAAACACTAACTACACCATCACGCTGCCACAAGAAACGGGCACGCTGTTTACAACCGGGGCAACCACAGGGCTTAATGCATCTGCATTGTCTACGGGTACTGTAGCGACTGCCCGTCTTGCGTCAGGAACGGCTAACAACACTACGTTCTTGCGTGGAGATCAAACTTGGGCTGTCGGTACTTCTGGCCCTCCCGGCCCTCCCGGCCCCACTGGCCCTACTGGCCCATCTGGAACTCCTGCTACTACATTTAATACTGTAGGGAGTTATTGTACCCTTTTTGTCCAAACAGCAAACCCCACTAATGTGCAGGCTGGGTCTACGTATGCGGCTGGTTCCGGTAGTCAGCAAATGCAAGCCGGTGTTTTTGGGTTTTTTGGTGGTTGTGGTTCCTTTAGTGCAGGCGGTCAAAATATTTTATCGGGAACGTGGCGGTGGCAAGCCGCACCGGCTGGTTTTAATACCGGTTACCTTCCGCCTTCTTCAAGTAATTATGGTATAGGTGTTCGCACAGTATAAGGAGAAATAAATGATAACAATCGAATATGCAAAAAATCCAATATACGGATCTGCGGACGGACAGATTATAGATTTAATAGTTAAGTTTTACGAATTTGCTAATGAACTACCGTTTGGCGCGACACCATTTGATCCAATGCCTTATGGCGTAGAACTCTATAACAACGCAGTAGCCGGTTTGTACGGGCCAATTGCACCTTTTGTTCCACCTCCCGAACCTGAGCAACCGTCTTCTTCTGGGACGCAGACTCTATGAGCGCAAGTGATATGGCTCCTCCGGGGTATGGTATTTATCCGGTTGAAGGAACCGTGCCTGAATTTCGTATGTATCAGAAATCCGACGGAACTATTGAGCAGCACGTTCGATATATAAATAAATCAGTTGGGTATACCGGCAAATGGATGGTAGTCCCAGTAGTAAAGGAAGAGGTAGATGGTAGTAACGATAATGCCACGGCATAGTTTTACTTATGATGGGGCACAGATAAATGTGTTTCACGCTAGTAAGGGTGAAGGGCTGTCTCGACATGAGCACATTTATGCCCATGCTACATTTTGTACTTCTGGGTCTTGCTATATACGAAAAGAAGGTAAAGAAGTTTTAGTTGATAAAAATACACAGCCTATAAATTTGGTTGAGAATGAATGGCATGAAATAGAAGCGGCTGAAGACAATACTGTTTTTATCAACGTGTTTGCTGAAGGAAAACAGTAATGAACGCAATGTGGCAACTTTTGGAAGGTAGATTTTCCAAAGGCTTTTGTGAGCGAATTGTTTCTTTGGCTTCTTTGCTCCCAGAACATCAAGCAACAGTAGGTGGTGGTAAAGATAATGATTTAAGGACAGATACTCAGATTCGTAGGTCTAAAATTAGATGGATAAACGGTGCCCTTCCAGATTTTAGGGATTTTTATTTAGATGTAGTAGATATGTTTAGAGATAGCAATCGTCGCGCTTTTGGAGCAGAACTTTGGCATCTACATGAGATGCAGTTTACTCAGTACGATGCCGCTGACGAAGGGTTTTACAATTGGCATAATGATGTGCTGTGGGATTCATCTAACTGCGGACATAGAAAACTTTCTATGGTTATTCAATTGTCAGACCCGTCAGAGTACGAAGGAGGTGATTTAGAAATACAAACTATACACATGGGGCCACCTGACCCTACGGTTTTACGTAAGCAAGGTACTGTAATTGTGTTCCCTTCTTTTTTGATGCACCGAGTTACCCCCATTACAAAAGGTACACGTTATTCGTTAGTTGCTTGGATGGAAGGCCCAAAGTGGAGATAAAACACAGTTGGCAAAACGCTGAGTATTTGTTTATAAAAAATGTTTGTTCAGAAGATGAATTACGGCTATGTAAGAATGAATTAGAAATTTTGTCTTTTGGGTTAGAAACGCCAGAAAAAACTGGATCTGCTAAAGATGAAAACGGTAAACTAGGAAAAGAAAATAGGGGTGTATTTTTTGATTTTGTGTACGTCCCAAAATTTGGCGATTATTCACCTTGTACAAATGTTGTAGAAAAAGTAATAAAAGTTGCTAGGGCTGGTAGTTACACACCTCATAGTGTTATGAATTACATAGCAAAGAATCCTATTTCTTATAGTTTACTATTTAGTGCATACAGTAATGGAGACCATTACGTTGCTCACAATGACGAAGGAACTTTAACCATTTTGTTTTGGTTAAAAAACAAAGATTTTACTGGGGGAGATTTAAAATTTACTGATTTTAATGAGGAAATATTGTTTGAAGATAACTCTATAATTATTTTCCCAAGTCATTATCAGCATGAGGTTTCAAAAGTAAATACTTCTGAAAATGGTTATGTTAGGTATGTTGTATCGGCGTTTTTAATTCCAAATAGCCAACCCAATAGAAACAGGTACTAAAAATGAAAACAGTAATTGAAGCGCATAAGGTAGACGGGGTAAAAGTTTGTCGCTCAGAAGAAGTCCATGTTTGTGCCGCTTGTGGGTATGACTTGGATGAGGCTGAGTTGGCGGCTGACACTTGCTCCGATTGTGGCGCACCCCTGAAATTACGAAAGTCCGTATCGGTCTGGGCTACATCCGTACCTAAAGCCGGTGCTAAGACTTGGGGTCAGACTTAGGAATAGGAATGAATTTTGTCAGATTTAGACCCGATTATCAGTACCGCAAAGGCGGCAACAAAGAGCATTAAATCTGCTATTGAGTCGGGCAGAGAGGTCAGTTCAGCAGTCGAATCGATTCAAAACTTTGGGATGGCGGAGGTAAAAGCCCGTCATGCTTTTAAGAATGTACGCAAGAGCAGTGAAGGCGAGATAACCATCATGACCGCTATGGCGGAGTGGCGTAGGCTAGACCAGATACGCCGCATGGAGTTGGAAGTGAAAGACTTTCTGATCCAGCAGTTTGGTGAGTTTAAGGGTACAGAAGAGTTTGAGAAGGTCAAGAAGATTAAAGAGGACATGATTGCCCGTCATACCAAGAGTAAAGATGCAATGGGCAGAGATATAGCGAAGATGCGGGAGTTGCAGATTATTTGTGTGATGCTGGCGTTTCTGGTTGTCACAATTTATTACATTATGAAGGGTCATCTGTAATGTTACCAATAGCAGCACTATTAAGTATCGGGGAAAAGGTTCTTGACAAGGTTCTGCCTGACCCAGAGGCCAAAGCAAAAGCACAGGCTACTCTGATGGAGATGGCTCAAAAAGGGCAACTGGCTGAACTTGAGGCTCACGTCAAGGAGATGGACTCGGCCCGTAAACGGGAAATTGAGATTGCTACGAGCGAGTTTGCGCCGACTATAAACAAGATCGTCACCCCAATTCTGGCTTTGGGTACTGTGTCGCTGACCTTTATCCTATTCTTGGTCATCATATTCGTTGAGGTCAACAGTCAATCCAAGGACATTTTGATCTATGTGCTGGGTGCTTTGACTTCTGCCATGACTATGGTGCTTGGCTACTACTTTGGTTCCTCGGCTGGCTCTAAAGAGAAGTCCCAGCAACTTGACGATATTATGGATAAGAAGAAATGAACTCCAACCTTGAACGGCTAGGTTTTTGGATAACGATTATTGCAACCATCTCCTTGTCGATGATTCTTTTGGGCATGACGGTATCGGTCTGTATTGGTTTATTTGACGAAAAAGTGGACAACAGCAAGATTTTTGAGATGCTGATGCCAGCCTTTCAGACCATCGTGGGTGGATTTATTGGGCTGATTACCGGGATTAAAATAGGAAGTAACCAAGCAAAATGAACCTGACCGCTAACTTTACACTTGCCGAGATGGTGAAGTCTGATACTGCACTGCGGCATGATATGGACAACACACCGGGGGAGACTGAGATTGCTAATCTTAAAACACTCTGCGAAAAGGTACTCCAGCCCGTCCGTGACCACTTTCAAACCGGAGTCAAGGTCAACTCAGGGTTTCGACATCCCGAAGTCAACGCAAAGGTGGGAGGCTCCAAAACGTCCGACCATTGTAAAGGACAAGCCGCTGACATTGAGATTCCCGGTATTGCCAACGCGGACCTAGCCGTGTGGATTATGGACAACCTGAATTACACCCAGTTAATCCTTGAGTTCTACACCCCCGGCGTGCCAGATTCGGGTTGGGTGCACGTTTCCTACGACCCCGCTAATCTCAAGAAGCAGAACTTGACGGCTACCAAGCAGGGCGGTAAAACTGTATATCTACCGGGACTTGTAGCGTGAGGAAAATATGCCGTTCATACCTTTAAAATTTCGACCCGGGGTCAACCGAGACACTACCAACTACGCCGGTGAGGGTAATTGGTGGCAGATGGACAAGATCCGCTTCTTATCGGGTTTTCCCCAAAAGATTGGAGGTTGGATTAGGGCTACCCCAAATACATTCCTTGGCACCTGCCGTAACCTTTGGAACTGGATTACAACCTTTTCTGATAACTTATTAGCAGTTGGCACTAACCTCAAACTTTATATTGAGACTGGTGATTACTTTTATGACATTACCCCCTTGCAGGCAACTACTGCCGCTGGGGATGTGACGTTTACTGCCACGAATGGTTCTTCCTCGGTCATAGTATTAGACACAAGTAACCCAGCCAAGGTTGGGAACTACGTAACTTTTAGCGGTGCCGCATCTCTTGGCGGGAACGTAACGGCTACTGTACTTAACGCTAACCACGAGATTGCAACTCTTGTTAACTCAAATGCATACACAATCGTCGTTCCGGTTACAGCCAACGCATCTGATGTTGGTAACGGCGGTGCATCTACCATTGGCTACTATGATATTGACATAGGTGAAGTTTTAACTATTTATGGTTATGGTTGGGGTGCAGGTGCTTGGGGTCGTCTTGGTTGGGGACTTGGATCTATTGTTCCGGTAATTACCCCGGCTAGAACTTGGTGGTATGACAACTTTGACAATGACTTAGTTACAAATATTCAAGAAGGTCCGATTTACTATTGGGAGCGTGGTTCAACAGTCAACCCAACTACAGCGCTAGGAACTCGTGCTGCGCTAATGTCTTCTTTTGGAGGTGCTAGTGATGTACCAGTCAAAGCCGGTCAGGTTCTTGTCTCGCAGCAGGATAAACATCTTCTCTGTTTTGGGGCTGTTCCTTACGGTTCTACTAGCGAGTCTGATTTTGACCCCCTTCTTATTAGGTGGACTAATCAGGACGATCCTTTCAACTGGACCCCATCCCCGACGAATTCGGCTGGCTTTATCCGAGTATCTCGTGGATCAAGGATTATTAGGGCGATACCCACCCGCCAAGAGATTTTAACAATAACGGATTCTCACTTATTTACCCTTCAGTTTACCGGCACCACAGATGTGTTTACGTTACAGGAGTACGCCGACAACATTTCAATTGCTGGGTCTCGGGCAGTAATTTCGGCTAATAACGTCACCTTCTGGATGGGGCAAGACAAGTTCTATGCCTACACTGGTCGGGTAGAGACTCTGCCAACAACGCTTCGTAACCAAGTCTTTGGCGATATTAACCTTGATGCTGGGTATTCCATTATCGCAGGCACTAACGAGGGGTGGCAGGAAGTCTGGTGGATGTACCCAAGTGCTAACTCTAACTACCCGAATCGGTACGTAATCTTTAACTACAACGAAAAGATTTGGTACTACGGCAATATTGACCGGACAGGCTGGCTTGACTCGCCATTGCGTAATTACCCGTTATCAGTTAATACGCCGCTTGGTTCAAAGACAGGCACACTTTATTTCCAAGAAAATGGGGTTGACGATGATACCCTCCCAATGGAGTCATACATTATTTCAAATGACTTTGACCTCGCTGATGGTGAGCAATTTATGCTTACTCGCCGCCTACTGCCCGATATTAACTTTGATGGGTCTACAGCAGCGCAGCCAGAAGTCAAGATCCAATTGCGACCACGTCGATTCCCCGGAACCTCAGCTACAGCTAGTCCCACGGATGAAAAACGGGTAGTGGAAGTATCGGCTAATAACTACACCGACGAGATTTTTATCCGTGCCCGTGGTCGCCAGATGGGATTTAAAGTTAGTTCTACTGACCTTGGTGTGCAGTGGCAGTTAGGTGTGCCCCGCCTTGATGCAAGACAGGACGGTAAGCGGTAATGGTGGATTGTGTAAATCTAAATTTTAGAGCCTCCCCACTACCTATACCCCCAGCGGAGTACAGCCCAGAACATTTTAGGCAACTTATACGGGTAATAGAATTATATTTTTCACAATCAGATTCTTGGAATTTACAGGTATATAACGCACTACAGGAACTATGCATGGATCCGTTACCAATTTCGATAGGTGGTACTAACGTAGATGCGTTTGGTAGGCTGCGTGTAAGCCAACCTTTTACCCTTTTTGACAGCCAGAATCGTTACGCCGCTGACAATCAATTTGACGTTGCAACAACCGGCACTGGAACTACAACATTCCTTTCTAATGAAGCCGCCATCAAGATGGAAGTTACCAGTGGTGGCGTAGGCTCTGTTACACGGCAATCATTCCGTTCTTTCCCGTATCAGCCCGGTAAAGGCTTGTTGGTGCTTGCTACCTTTGTGATGGACAGCAGCACTAGCGCTAACCTGACCCAGAGCGTTGGCTACTTTAACGACAGTAACGGGGTGTTCTTTAAGCGCACTGGGTCAACTAACTCGTTTGTGCTGCGATCAAGTTCTACCCCCACCCCGGGAACGCCTAGCGATATTCGTACTGTTAATCAGTCAAGTTGGAATGGCGACAAGTTAGATGGCACCGGGGCTTCTGGGTTAACGCTAGACCCTACCAAGGCTCAGATTCTATGGATGGACTTTGAGTGGTTGGGTGTCGGTTCGGTGCGCTGTGGGTTCATTATTGATGCACAGTACATCGTCTGCCATACCTTTGAAAACGCTAACGACATTACCAGCGTCTACATGACTACTGCTATTTTGCCGGTAAGGTATTCAATCACTACGACCACCGCTGCCGTTGCCGCTTCGATGAAGGCTATTTGCTGCTCTGTTGTTTCTGAAGGTGGATTTGAGCAGACTTCAATTGACCATGTGGCGAGACGCACCACAGTCTTTACCAACATAGATACCACAGCAACTTTCTTCCCCATTGTTTCTATCCGGTTGGCATCTGGGCGTACAGGCGCAGTTGTCCTACCTAACCGGGTTCAGTTTTTGCCTATCACTAATCAAAACTACGAAGTAGTATTACTGAAGAACCCGACACTGACTGGTGCAACTTGGGCTGCTACCGTGGATTCAGATACAAACGTGGAGTACGACGTAGCGGCAACTGCCATTTCAGCCATAGGAACAATCGTCCAGACTGACTACGTTACGTCCTCTGGTAGTGCTGGGGTCTCCCAAACAAGCCTCCCAAACGACTACAACTTCGATTTGCAGTTGGGGGCAAGCCTTGCCGGGGTAAGTGACATTTATACCCTTGGGGTTCGGACTGTAGACGGAGCCACCAAAGGAAGCGGGGTTGGGTCTATATCCTTCTTTGACCTGACCCAGTGACACCACTTGACAAATCTAGGATAATCTAGCTATGACCGGTTTAAACTCCTTTTTCCAAATGACTCCTACGGGTGTCCCTTTTAGAACCGGGGCCCGTGGAGAATCTACGGCTGAACAGAGGTACTTTGTCCCCGGTTATTCCACTGCCTCTACCGCACCTGCTACACCCCTAACCCCCGAACAACAGGCCGATTTATCAATGGCGGCCCAGAGAAACACTTACGGATATGGGGATGGGGGTGCAGATACCGCTACTATGGGTTCCCCCTCTGCTCCTAGTACGGTAGGCTCTAGCGGCACTTTAGGGGGCATTGCTCAAGGGGTTAATTCGGTTGTTTCAAACGTACAAAACACACTTGGCCCTCTTTCTATGGCTATCCCGGGATTAGGGCTTGCAGGCGCCATATCGAATATGGGCGTAGAAAAGTCAATGGATGTAAATGAGCAAGCAGACGCCGCTCTAGCCGTAGCCAATCAGCAAGCCAATGAAGCCAAAACTTCAATGGGACTTTTTGGACCACAAGTTACTACTGCTGTTGATATATCTCCTGTAGCTAATCCCGCAGTGCAACAAGTTACTGCTATTTCCCCAACCTTGGGACTAGCCGCTATGAACCAACAGCAGCAACAAGCGGAAGAAGAATCTAATACTGTTTCAAGTATAGCCAATGATGTCGCCGCTACTGTTGCCGCTACACAGGATGCTGTTGATGCTGAGGGTGGTCAGACTGTAGGCGTTGGCACCCCTAGTGGTGTTGGTACCGATACTGGCGCTGGTGGTGGAGGCGGAGATGGTGTAGGTGGAAATGCGCCTTCAAATGATGGGGGCGGAGGAAGCACAGCGACAGGCGGTAACGATACTTCTACAACAGGTTCAGGGGCTTCAGATACAGGAGCCGCCGAGGGTGGATGGCGTATGGGGGGCCCGGTTATGAACTACCAACAAGGCGGCCTTATGGGCATGGGCGATGCCCAACCTCGATATGCTTATGCCCCGATTATGATGTCTAACGGTGGTCTTCCTGCCGCAGCAAGGAAAGTTCAGGCACAGGGCCGCAACGGTGACTCAACCCTCGTTCACATGACCCAAGGCGAGGTCAAAGGCTTAGACGCCATAGCCCGTGCCTATGGTGGCAGGATTACGATTAACCCAGAAACTGGTCTCCCAGAGGCTAACTTCCTTAAAAGCATTCTTCCAGTTGTAGCAGGAGCCGCCCTTAACTTTGCTGTGCCGGGTCTAGGTGCTGCGTTGGGAGGCTTTGCTATCCCTGCCTTAGTTGGTGGGGCAAGTTATCTAATGAACCCCAAACAAGGACTTATGGGCGGTTTGTTAGCCGGTCTCGGCGCTTATGGTGGTATGGGAATAGGTAATGCGCTTTCGGCGGCAGGTGCTGCGACTACTGCTCCCGCAGTTACGGGTACGGCTCCGGGTCTTGCAGCTCAAGGAATGGTTGCTCCACAAGCAGCCGCTACAGCAGTTCCGGGGGGCGCTACAGAAGGTATTAGAGCGGCACTAGCCCCACAGGCATTTACAGCGGCTCCCACCGCTGCGGCCCCTTCATCCTTTATGGGTAATCTAGCGCAAGCTGGTAAAGGGGTTACAGCGCTTGGTACAGAGGCAGGGCGAACCGCTGCGATGCAGTCTCTAGGTGGTCCTATGGGGGCACTTCAAACTGTTGGTGCGGCGACTGCTCCGATGACAATGGCTGGACCTGAAAGTCCAGATATGGGTAATTTTGGTGGTACTCCTACACGAATTCGACCCTTTAAATACACTCGTACTCCTAGATCAGATGCATTTAACCCACCTTCGGAACCCGGTGCCGGGTCGTATGAAAGGCGATATTTTGATGAAGAGTACGTGGCACAACCGACAACTCAAGTGCTTAATTACGCCGTAGGTGGCACGATTGATCCAGATTACAACATGGAAGTTAACCGTAACGCCGGATTCTCGGATGACTTTTACGGTGGCGGGTTAACTGCATTTAATTCTGGTGGCTTGCAAGATGGTGGCTTTGTACTTCCTGCTGATGTTGTGGCGCACTTAGGGAATGGCAGCACAGCCGCTGGTCAAAAGATTCTTGCTAAAGGACTTGGTGCCCGACCAATAAAGGGTCACGGCGATGGTATGAGTGATTCGATACCAACTACAATTGAGGGCAAACAACCTGCCCGGGTAGCTGATGGTGAGGCGTATGTTCCGGCTGAAAAAGTAAAAGAAGTAGGGCCGAAGCGGTTATATAAGATGATGGATAAAGTGCGTCAAGCCCGTACTAATACTACACGTCAAGCTCCAGCAATTAATCCCAGCAAATATATTCCTGCATGACACTTAGTATTCAATTAGTACCGTTGTCGTTAGTACATCAGACATGGCATTTGGTAGAAAAGTTTATAGAAGATGCATTAAAGTGGGGCGAAGACGATTACACAATCGAGCAGGCACGGCAGAACATAGCCGAAGGTAAGTGGATGTTAGTAGTAGCAATAGATGAGCAAAAAGTAATTCATGGTGCGGCGGCAATAAATCTGTACAACATGCCTAATGCCCGAATTGCTTTTGTTGTAGCGATTGGCGGAAAACTTATTAGTAGTCCAGAGACTTATGAGCAATTATGTTCTTTGGTTAAAAGTTTTGGGGCAACAAGGATTCGTGGCGTGGCAAGAGAGTCTATAGCCCGCTTGTGGAAGCGGTATGGGTTTGAAGAACGCTACATATTAGTAGAGGCAAAACTATGAGATACGATCATTTTTCGATGCTACCCGAACGGGCTTTTCAGCCCCGGGGGCGTTATGGCATGACCCTTGAGGGTGGTAGTGGTGGCGGTGGTTCCCCTCAACCTTCGCAGGTAAGTCAAACGACTATCCCTGAGTATGCCAAACCATATGTCGAGAAACTACTTGGCAAGGCAGAAGCCGCAACTGAAACTCCATATCAGACTTATGGGGGTCAGCGTTTATCTGAAACAGATCCTGCGGTATTAGCGGCACGGCAAGAAGTTGCAGGATTACAGCAACCCGGACAATTTGCTGCCGGTACTGGACTGGCTGGCGCTGGTGGGTTAGGCGCTCTTGGCGCAGGTCAAACATATATGGGGATGGCTACTAGCCCGGGCGCTCAACAAGCCTTTATGTCCCCCTATATGCAGAACGTGGTTGACGTTCAAAGACAAGAGGCTATCCGTGGCGCACAACAAGGACAATTAGCACAAAATTTAGCTGCCGCTAAAGCTGGTACCTATGGTGGTGCTCGTCAAACTTTAGCAACTACAGAACGTGAACGTAATTTGCAACAGCAACTGGCTCAGATTCAAGCTGCTGGATCGCAACGTGCATTTGAACAAGCTCAACAAGCAATGCAGTTCGGTACCACAGCCGGTCTACAAGGCGCACAAGCTGCAACCCAAGCCGGTGCTACATTAGGTCAATTAGGTATTGGGCAACAACAGCAAGACCTTGAGCGTATACGTGCCCAAGAAGCCGCTGGCTCTGCCGCGCAGCAAGAAAAACAAGCAGCACTTGATCTGGCTTATCAGGACTTCTTGCGTCAACAGCAGTACCCGTATGCTCAACTTGGCTTTATGTCAGACATCCTCCGTGGTTCGGGGAACTTGGCGCAAACAGGGTCGCGTGCATTGTATGAAGCACCTCCGTCTACTGGCTCACAGCTTCTTGGTCTGGCATCAACTCTTGGTGGAGCATACCTAGCCGGTGGTCGTCGATTTGCTGAAGGTGGTGAGATTAAAGGTCTGTCTGGCATAAAAGGTTATGCCGATGGCGGCGATGTTATTGAAGATATGGTTGATGTAGGCAAACTTACGCCTGAGCAAATTGAAGGTACACGGCAAAGCGGGGCTAGACCCGATGTGCCTGATTATGTTTTAGCAGGTCAATTAGATGCAAAAATTGCTGAAATGAAGCGTTTGCAGGCAAATATGCAGGATTCGGATACCACGGCTGTTGAAGATATTAGACAAGAAGCCACGCAGTTGGCAGGACTTGAAGCTATTCCTATCCCTGATGACTATTACAGATCAGATGAAGAAGTTGCTCAATTAGCTGGCGGTGGAATTATTGCGTTTGCTGACGGTGGCTCGACTGACGGAAGAGTTGGTGGACTTCGGTATCCTGACGGATCAGTTGGGTACTTAATTCCGGGTTTAGTGGCTGCCGGTAAAGCGGCTCTTGGTTACTTAGGTCGTGATATTGGTGTTAAAGCGCTTACTGGAACAGCGGCGGGTGCGGGACGCGCTGGCTTAGGGCTAGGAAAAATTGCGGCTAGAAACCCGATTACCACCGCCGGTACCCTTGGCGGTTTAGGTTATGGCGCATACGACTATGTGACTAGCGAAGGTGAACCTAACCAATCTGCTGCTGATTTTGCTGATAAACAAGACGCTGAAGCAGGTGCTGCTCTTGCAGAACAAGGTAAAAAGAAAGTAGAAGTATCTGACAAGACAGTTAAAAAAGTTACAAAGGCTGAAGATGCTTATGAAAAAGCCTTGAAGAAAGAACTTGATAAGACTGACATGTCTGATGACGACAAAATGCAAGCCATTGGTTTTGCCATGATAAAGGCCGGTGCTAAGACTATGCAGGGTAAGTCCCAATATGCCTTACAAAATATTGGTGAGGGTATTGAGGCAGGTGCTGATGACTATGTCAAGACTCTACAGCAGGCCAAGAAAGATAAACGCGAACTTACTAAAACCCTTGCCGAGTATGGTCTGGCTAAAGAAAAACTTGGGATTATGCGGGAAGACGTGGCGGCTAAGCGTGAGAGTACGGCAGAAACAGTTGGCTTACGTCAAGAAATGCAGAAGGAAGCTTTAAGACAAAAGTATTTTGATGCATATCAGAAACAAGTTGGAATGCAGCCCCGCACTCTTAAGGATGGATCACCTAACCCTAATTGGATGTCATTTGGTGACTTCTTGAAAAGATCAGGAGTAAATATTGAAGGAGGAGCACCCTCCTCTTCAATTGCAACACCGGGACAAAGACCTGCACTTAGCTCCTTTCGAGGATAAACATGGCAAAATTTGATGTTCAGGGTGCGTTGAACTCTGGATATTCTGAGGCTGAGATTGCTGATTATCTTGCTAAAGAAGAAAAGTTCAACCTAGCCGGTGCCCGTGAGGCAGGCTACTCTGACTGGGAAATACTTAGTGAACTCACAAAACCTACACCCGGTGCGGGAGCTGCTGCCTATGGTGGTTTCCGTCGTAGCCTAGGCGAGTTAGGTGTACTGGCTGCAGATACTTTACCGGCCTTAGCCGCAAGCGCTTTACTGCCTGAAGAAAAGGTACGCCCGTTTGTTAAGCGGCAGTTAAGAGAAGCCGCACAGACTCGTGAAGAGCTTGAAGAAAAATATCCTACCGTTTACAAATCTTATAAAGATGTAGAAGGTGTTGGGTCTGGCTTTGGTTATGTTTCCGAGCGGTTTGGTGAATTGCTACCCGACATACTTCCATCAATTGTTTCAGGCGGTATAGGTCTAAAGGCTGGTCGTACACTTGCACAAAAGGCTGGTAGTGAATTAGCAGAGCAAGTTGCCGGTAAAACAGAACGTGAGTTGATGGAGCAGGGGCTTGAGAATGTCACGTCTGCAGAACTAAAAAATATTGCCGACAGAGCGGGGCAACGTGCGGCTTTAAAACTTAGTGACGACTATGCTAGAGCAGGTGTAGGAGCAGGCGCGTTCCTTGGGTCGTATGCACAAAACGCCCCAGAAGTCTTTGAAAATATTATTGAAGAGACAGGTGAGTTTGCACCAGCCGGTGCGTTGTTGTTTGGCGGCCTGTCTTCAATGCTTGATTCATATCTACCGGCAAAGATCCTTGGGGACCTTGGCACTTACGGTAAAGCCAAGATAGTTTCTGAAATGCTGAAAGACTCCGGTGCAAACCCGGCAGTGTGGAAGTCTGTGCTTAGAGAAGGTGGTAAAGCTGCCGCTAGTGAAGGTGTAACTGAAGCTGCACAAGAAGCCATTAGCGTTGCCGCAGAAAAGTTTTATGGTAGTAACAAAGAGTTTTTTGACCCTAAGAATGTTGACCGTTATCTAGAGTCATTTTTTGCCGGGGCCGCAGGTGGTGGTGCCTTGGGTGGCATTGCAGGTGCTGGTCGTGGCATTCAAGAAAAAGCCGCTAAGCGTGAGGCTGAAGCCGAACAGGCTCGTATCCGTGAAGAACTTGGGATTGTTGAAGGTGAAACTGGGCTAGAAGAAGCTGCCGCAACGACACCACCCCCACCCACACCCACACCTTCTGTTTCACCGCTTGAAGGTTTTGATGTTAGTAAAACTGATCCTGTCAAAGTTCAAGAAGCAGAAAAGTTTTTACAAGACTTTCAAGCCAAAACCTTAGTTGATTCTCAAGGTCAACCCCTTTCTAATCTTGACGCAAATAAACGACTACAAAAGGTAATTAGGAGTTTAGGTATACCACTTAAAAAAGGTGATTCTAAAAAGACACCTGATTTAATATCGTTGCTAACTACAGCATTAGCAGGAAAAGGAGCGGCAGATGTTACAGGATCTCAACAAACAGGAGCTGGAGTTGGCGCTGGCGTTCCTAGCGGACCCGACCAAACAGGAACCACCGGAGGAACTAAACCACCTGAAGACGGGGGAGTGGATGTATCTTCTACGAGTACTACAGGGACTGGAGTTGGAGAAACAGGACAGCGCGATCCACTAGATACTGTAGACAAAAAAGCCGAACTTAAAAAGAAACTTGCGGAAGCCAAAGCAGGTAAGAGAGCAGCCGCGTCGGGCAGGTTATCAATCGGTGCCCGTGACTTTGATTACGAAATCGCCCAACTTGAAGCTGAACTTAAGGCTACTGAAGACGACATCTCGTTAATTAACCTGTATGAAGCCAACCGTCAGTTCTACGGACAAGAGCAGGAAAAGGCTGAGGGCCGTGCAAAGACACAACAAGAATTTGACCAAGAAGTCGAGCAGGATATTGAGCAAGATGTAGTTCCCTACAGGGAGCAGGCTGGACCGATGTCCATTCTAGAGGGTGATCTGTACGAACAAGGGGTCTACCCCACCGGCAGAATGCGCTTGCCTGTTTGGGAAGAACTTAGTGCCGACGAAAAGTTAGTTTTTGAAGATGCCTTGGGCGACTTTGGTCGTGCAGCCAGAAAAGCAGGCGAGCCTGTATCTGCATCTGTTAATAGAGCACTTACAGAACTAGAAGCCTACCGCAAGGCAAAAGGCGACCAAAAAGGTAACAAGAACACAGCAATCGCTTCTTATGAAATGAATAGGCAGGCTGAGTCAACCTATCGTGGTCTAGAACTGCCAAGGTGGAATGCACTGCCTGAGCCTTTGAAAAAGGCGTATTTGGCTAAAGTTCAGTCTCCTCAAGAGCGCACCGCCCAGTATCAAGGTCCAGACTACGAGACTCAGCAGGCTGGGTTTGATGCAATACAAGAAATTTTAGGGCCAGAATACACGACTGAAGGTCGTCGCATGGCTGATACTGTTGCCGATGTTCAAGCGGATATCAATGCACGCCGTGTTGCCCGTGAGCGCATGGAAGAAGATCAGTTAAGTCTTGGAGCAAAACTACCTGCTCAAATAGTTGAGGCAGTAAAAGCCGGTGATATCACTACAGTTTTAGAGTACCTACGAGACAATGCTAAGGGCTTAAAAAATAGTGAAATGTCCGGCACAGTAAATAAGATTGTGGCTGAGCCGTTGGCTAATTTGTTAGGCGGCAATAAGTACAATTTACCAGCGGTCAAACTCGTATATGATGGCACGCTGCCTACTCCCGCGCAGTACGACCCCAAAACAAATACCATCCTTGTTGGGCCGCGTGGTCTAAATGAGGTGGCAGTTCTTCATGAGGCAGTGCACGCGGCTACGGTACGTGTCATATATACATACCTCAAAGGTAACAAAAACTTACTTACCAAAGAACAACGTGAGGGCGTAGAGCATATCCTGCGTATTCGGAATGCCACCCGTAAGGCTTTGGCTAGTAAATATAAAAACGCATACGACAACATTTATGAGTTTGTGGCATATGCCATGACTGATCCAAAGTTCCAACAAGACTTACAGAACGTAAAGATTGACCCGGCACAGCGTGAAACTTTAGTTAAATACACAGATATTCCTGAAGCCGAAATTGGTACGCCTCAACCTGCAAGTATGTGGGATGCCATGGTTAATGCTATGGCAGCGGCAATCGGTCTTACAAACCGAGTCGCAAGAATAGTTAAGAACTTATTAGTTTCATATAAAAAATCATTTCGTACACGGACTCCTACTTACGAACCATACAAACCCGGACAAAGAAAACGCGAAGAAGAAGAGTCTTACGAAAATGCAGTAATGAGGGCAATGTATTCGCTCGAAACTGGACGGATTGAACCTGAATACGGTAAGGAAATAACTACCGAAGGGCTTGACCTTGATGAGGCAATTAAAGAACGCAACAAAGCACGTCAAGAGTTTAAAAAGATTTCTAACAAATACAAGAATCAGACTACTGAACAGCTTAATGAAAACGATGAATATATATCGGCTAAGCAAAAAGTTGACGCTCTTGAGAACGCAATCAACGAAGCCAAAGAAGATGTAACAGCGCTTACTGACAAGGGTATCAGTATCTATACTGAGCCGGGATATTTAGGCAATCTTTTCCTTGAAGTAACAGGTGCATTTAACAATATCTTATCTGCACCTCCCGAGGGTGGCATACCACAGTTCGGTCAAAGTCCACTTTACATTGCCGCAACTCAAATTAATGAAACCGCTGATACAGTTATCGACCGTCTTCAGGATAAGATCCAACAACAAAGCACAAGTAACTTAAGTAAAGTTGGTCAGATCATTAAGAATTTATTTACAGATCGGAACAAACGGGCTGGCTACGCCACCTACCTAATTCAAAAACTTCAGAACTCGAAGATCTGGTTTAACAAATTAGAAGATCTGTTAGCTAAGACCAATCGGCTTGTTAGTGTTGGGTCGCTTGATGAAATTAATAATATAGCCACACAGATGGAACGAGCTACATCTTTGTCTCAGAACTACTATAACTTTGAGATTAAGAACTTACGCGACGAAGCGGCTAGTATTATTAAGCGCATTCAAGATGCCAAAGGTATCGACGAGAAAAAACTACTGGCTGAACTACACGGCTACATCATTGGGTTACATGACCGTGAGCGTAGGATGGAAGTCTTTTACCGTAATGTGCCTCTTAAAGAAGCAAAAGATACGGAACGGATAGAGATTTACCGTAAATTGGCAAGTCAGGAAATGATTGCTTTACGTAATACTGACCCAAATGCAGCCGACTTAGAAATAGACAAACTTAGAAAACAACTGGTTGATCTAGTCAATGATCCGGCTAATCGTAAGCTGCCTAGCCCTAGCGAGTCTAAAAACAATCCTGACAGTTCTGACTACAACGCTTTGGGTGTAGACCGCGACGTAGCCATAGAATTATTAAAACGCTATAACTCTGATAAAAACAAAACTGATATTGACGCCTTATTTAAGGTACTTAAGCAGATTGAGAAAAAGACCGAAAAACTTAACAGGATGGCTAACTACTTCTCTCCCGGCGTAGAGAACGTAATTAAATTTTATGGGTGGCAAAACTACTTCCCGTTCAAAGGCAAGCCTGATCCAAGTGGTCGCACGGCTATGTTTGATTTAACTGGCGAGCGGCTAAGCGGTGATTACGCCCAAGGTGAGTATGCCATGACAGGCCGACAGTCAGATGCTGACAATCCGGTTCTTCAAATCATGACCGATGCAACCCGTGCGGCTATGCGTGCTGGGCACCGTTATGTGCCGCATGCTATGAAAAATCTTTTACAGCAAGGTATTGTGCAAGGTAGTGCTAAACCTGCTAAGACCGTACTGTTTAAAGATCGTTACAGTGTTGAGTTTGACCCTAAAGATATTAAGAAAGAAAACGCTTTCTTTGTTTACAAAGATGATGGCAGTATTGATATCTATGAAGTCAATGACGAAGACATGCGGCGTGCCCTGAAAGGTATATTTAAACCTGAGACGCCTATCATCGACTTAGCAAATAACGTGACAAGTTTCTTTGGGCAGATGCACACCCGATATAACCCTGCGTTCGCTCCGCTCGACTTTATTCGTAACTTGATGACTTACGCGGGTTTAATTAGTGCTGAGTTTGGTGTGCGGGCTGGTGGCGACGTATTCTCGCAGATGGCTAAAGTATTAGCTGACGGTGGCATGCATAAGACTTTAAAATTTACCTTAGCCTATAACCGTGGGGATCGTAAAGCAATTGAAGCCATGGCTAAAAAAGATCCTGATGGTTTCTATGGTGATATTCTTAAGTATTATGATCTTGGTGGCCCGGTAGCTTATATGCAGGGATTGACCTCGACCCAGACCCTTGAAGGATTATCAAACAAAATTAACAGCCGTGGCGTATTTGGTATTACTAAAGAAGACTTTGCAAACTTCTTTGATACGTGGGTGGCTATGTTTGAAACATCCTCTCGGATTGCTGCTTTCCGTACTGTCAGAAAACAATTAAGGACAGAAGGCGTGCCTGATGCTGAAGCAGATCTCAAGGCAATGGCATTTTCTAAAGACTTAGCCAACTTCCAGCAGGTTGGCGATATGGGTAAAACTCTTGGTGCCCTTTATATGTTTTGGCGCCCTGCAGCTACAGGCGCTGTTAGGGCTATGCAGGCTTTGGCTCCGGCATTTGACTTCCGCTCTAAAGAAGAGATTATTAAATATTACATGGAGCAAACTAAATTTGGTAAGGTTACTCCAGAGCAAGCTGAAGCCGCCTATGAGAATTTTAATAAGCAACGTATAAACGCTCGTTATACCTCTTACGCTTTACTAGGCGCAGGGTTCATGACCTACATGATGGCCTATATGCTGGCAGGGGACGATGAAGAAGACCGTAACAAAGTGGCTATTGATGATATGGCCCGGTGGGTGCGGTTTGCCCGATTCAATACAGGCATAGAGGTAGGTGGCAGAGATCTAGTATTCCAATTGCCGTGGGGATTTGGCCCCGGTATGTTAGCTTCCACAGGGGCGCAGGTAGCATCGGTAGCTATGGGCGGTCAGGATGTAATGGCTATGGCGTCAAATATTATGGATGCAGGCTTTGAGTCCTTTATGCCCCTGCCTACTTCTAAGATTGATAAGTTTGCCAACCCAACAGCGTGGGCTGTAGACAGTATGGCTCCCTCGGCGCTTCGGCCTTTGGTTGAGTTTGCCATGAACACAGATGGTCTTGGTCGCAAGATTTACTCAGACCGACAGTCTCGTTATGCTGATTCTTTCCTTGGTGGAGACAACGTCCCAGCCATTTATAACGATGCCGCAAGGGGAGCATTTAGCATATTTGGTGGTCAGGTAGATATGTCGCCGGGCACATTGTATTTCTTTGCCAATAACTATTTTGACGGAGCCAGCCGCATGATATCTACGACCTACAACTTAGGTCAGATAATTGCTGGTAACAAAGATTTTGACCCTCGCACTGATGCATTCTTCTTGGACTCTTATTTAAAAGCGCCTTCAAACTACGATGCTATTCAGTTTAGTAAGGCTGAAAATAAAATTAAAGATATTGAGAAACGGCTAAAAGGGCTTGAGGGCACACCTGAGTATAGCGAGTACATAGCCAACAATCCAAACGATCCTTTGGTTGTAGATTTTTACAATACCACGGTTAACGGGCAACTGAGGTCTTTGAGGGAAGCCGCTAACCAAGTTCGTAGGTCAGACTTACCCCCCAACGAAAAACAATTCCGGCTTCAATTGTTAATTAAACAACAGAACCAAATTAAGTCTGCTTTCAATACGGCACTGACCGCATACTTAGACGACTTTGCCCCATTTGGTTATGAGGATTAACTGACCCGCCAAGCCCTGACGCCTAGGACATTATCTTCAACTACTGTGTAGGTCTTCATTACTACATCAACCCGCTTTGAAGTTATGTCAATAATGTAATGTCCATAGGCTGGTCGGACGGTAGGCATAAAGAAACTGTCCCCTACCTCCATGGCTTGATAAGGGAAGACAAACTCAGGCTCCTTAAAGTCAGTCAGTAGATCCTGTTTCTTCGCCATTTATCACATCAGAAACGTCAAGTTTAATCTCATAACACCACAGATTCATAGCCCCAATACTTGATTTCCATCCCGCCGCCATCTTCTTTTTGGCTTTGTTATTAATCATGACACCTTTTCTAAGCATCTCAGATTCAAAGTGAGATACATTAATCTGCTTCTCATGCAAGAATTGTTTAATAGCGGTCTTGGCAATCCAAACTTTACCCTCCGTAACCTCTGCCCGCGCGACTAAGTCTTTGCCGCGTGGCTCAACCGACACCTTATCTGCCTCATTGAAGGCTAAGATACCGTTCATGTTTATGGATAAAAACTCACTAAGCATATCCTCATAATTAATATTGCTACTAGAATATTCTTCATGCACGCGTAGTAATTCTTGCAAGACATGTTTATAAACATTTTCATAATCAATCCCTATAATTCCAGCCCGTTCCGCTATTTGAGCCCCGGCAAAGCAACTAGCCATACCAGCGTTCCAAAACGTATAACCACTACTAAATTCTTGACGAAAACGATCTTCCCATTTCTTTACGGTGCGCTGAACTTCAGGAATGCCTAGACCAAAACAAAATTCAATAAAGGTTGGACCAGCGTACCCAAAGTTATGATTAAAAGGTTCAAATATTGGTACTCCAATATCGTCTTTCATTTTCTCTGTTACAGGCGCAAGTACGTGTGGAATTTTTTCTTTGATATAACGGTGTAGATCAATCTCCATCATTCGGCGTAGTTCACCACTAGGGTCACCCTTTACCATATACATTTTGTCTTTATTAGATTGATTTGTAGATAACAAAGTAATGTTTACAGATCCTCCTCGTTGTTTACGTTCTATATTGTAAGAAGACTGTGAACGAATCTTGCCTTGGTTGTTCATCGTGCCTTGAAAAATAATATCGGATAATATTTCAGGTTTTGTATTAGAAGTCTCATCAATACCCATAGCAAGGTTATTTAGCGTAGATGCTCGCTCCCATAATCCGTTTATGGTTGCCTTGCTGGTAGTAACAATTAATTGTTTTCGGGGGTCACCAAAGACCGACAATGCCGAATGAAGAGCAGCGGTTTTAGCAGCACCTGCCTTACCTGAAAGACTAAACATTAAACCTGTTGCGTTTGAAAATGGCATTAAAGGTGAACCAAATCCTGCAAATAAAGACAGTGCATGAAATTCAAAACCTTTTTGATTAAGCATGTTGGCACTCTTTTGCCAATCATCAAATGAACCTTGTTCGTGCAGGTGTTGCGCAACGTTAAAAGTCGTGGGGGTTACAGGTATTTCAAACTTGCCATCAGCATTGATTTCAATTTTACCCGCAACAAAAGAATTAAACTTTGGTTCTTCAGGAGCCCAACCCATAGCCATACGCATAATGTCAGCTTTTTGGTACTGTTTTAGATATTGTGACCACTTCACAAGATAATCCCTTAATTTATCAATTAATGTAAATGTAACCAACACACCACTCTTAGCAATAAATTCTTTAAATTTTTCCGGTGCATATACTACCGACATAGGTAACATAAATTCCCGAATCCCGTCGTGCGGTAGGAATAACCGCATATGCAACGTCTCTCCATCTGGCAAACCATAAAGACGTTTTATAGGAACAAAATCTTGATTCAAGATCATTATTGGATCTTTCTTGATGACCGTCCCATCTTTCTTATGCTCACTAGGGGGCTCGTACCATACTCCACCCGACACAGGGCGAACATATGGGTATAAAAACTGCGGGAAAGTTATGAACTCTTTCGGGAATTTATTCTGTACAGGCCCGTTCTTTTTATCTTCTGTATCGCTAAGATCCCTTGTTTCGGGGGTTCTTGTGTCGGGTATGTGTGCATCGTCAGCCCCCGACTCCGCGAGTCGTAGCCGCTTTCCAATATGGGTCGGGTAGGATATTTTTCCTTTGTACGGACATCCGGTGCATCCTCCGGGGTTGGTGTTCTCGAAAGCCTCACAGGAGTAAGACCACGTTGCTTGTAGGCAGTCTCGGGCTTTCTTTTCGGTTTCTGCGTGGTTGTATTGGGGGTGGTCTTCGGACATGAAATGTATGGCAGTATCGCCATCAACACACCTAATGGCGACAGATAGTCCAGCTTTCCACAGTGGCTCCGGACAACTAACGGCGTTTTGGAGCATCCACTTGATTTGGTTACATCCTCGTCCTTGAAGGGATTCAAAGGCAATTGTTTGAAATACGTATTCATAGTTATCTAACCCCAACATTTTTCGGGTTTCATCGTCTAAGCCTTTCTTGGCTTGAGACAGGTCAAAGGAAGACTCTTGCTGAATACCACCAAAGAAAGGTGTCAATTCATCTAAGTCAAATAATTTAATATCATTTAAAAACGTCACTTCAATCGGCGCCTGCCCCTCTTTGACGTTGTAGTTCAATGTGTATGGCACGCGAAGAACCCGTGCCGCGTCAGCAGGTACGGCAGGGTCGATCACCAATTTATTGTCTACACATAACTTCTTAAAGCCCTCGGCGTAAGGCTTCCATCTCTTGGTCTCAATTTCTTCCTTGAGTATCCAATAGACATGCAAACCGTTACCTGAGTCAATGATGGTTGGCTCAGGCATGCGAGTATTTAGTAAAAACTGTGCAAGCCCGGCAAGGGCTTCTTCCTTGGTAGCGTAACTGTTGTTTTCTTTGCCTACATCAAGATCAAGGAAAAAACTCTTAATGTAAATGCTGTCTACAGCCTTCCGTGAAAATCCTTCAAACGTGGATAAAGCAAAATAAATGTTTAGCGGTGATTTCTTTTTGAAGTCCTCAATGATTGTGTATGCGTCCTCTAAACTCTCCGCATACTTTTGCCGCACATCTTTTTTGTTTTCTGCGTTTATCCCTGTTATTACATAAGTACCTTCTGACGGCAAGACTGTCTCAATAAATGTTTTATACATGTGTATTAGAGACAATAAAGGCAGGGCACCAACCCTGCCTGACGATAATCCGCTTATGCGGGCTCTTTATTCAATAAGTTATATATGTACTCTTTTGCCGATTTGAAGTCCGCCAAGGGGAGAACCCCTTTAGCGGTGTCTTCTTCTATTACTTTAAGAAATGTAATGACTAATCGTTTTCGCCCTGATTGAATCTCG